CAGCACCAGTTGGACCAGCTGGACCGCCTACACCTTGTGGGCCGTTAGCACCTGGAGTACCCGCAGCACCAGTTGGACCAGCTGGACCGCCTACACCTTGTGGACCGTTAGCACCTGGAGTACCCGCAGCACCAGTTGGACCAGCTGGGCCGCCTACGCCTTGAGGACCGTTAGCACCAGTAGTTCCTGGGGCACCAGTTGGACCAGCTGGGCCGCCTACGCCTTGAGGACCGTTAGCACCTGGAGTACCCGCAGCACCAGTTGGACCAGCTGGGCCGCCTACGCCTTGCGGACCGTTAGCACCCGTAGGGCCTACTCCACCAGTTGGACCAGCACCACCTTGAGCGCCTGAAGGGCCTAAGGCTCCTTGTGACCCCTGGCCTCCTGTAGCCCCTGTTGGACCAGTTTGTCCGATAGATAGGATAGGGTTACCGAAGTCTTCAGTACCGATATTTGCAGAGTTTGTTTCAGTAGCAAATATAGTCCATTTAACAGAAGTCACGCCCCCAGAAACCTGGGTAGCATTAGCATACCAATAGTGCGAGTTATCTACACATCTGAATCTGCTTTCACCAGCTACATATTGAGTAGGTGTTAGTTTTGTGTGAACTAGTTCTTCTGCAGTACCTGTACCAGTACCAACGCCAGTAGCTGTAAAGTAAGTACCCACAGCAGAGCTGCTTGACCCAATAAGAGTAAAGTTAGTAGTTCCGCTAGTTTTAATTCTATAAGATTTACCAACTACAAAGCTGCCGGCTGTTATTGTAGTACCAATAGCTGCGCCATTTGCATATACTTGCAGCCAGTTTGTGGTATCTGTTGTAGGGTTAGTAGCTACACCAGTAATACCTGCCACTGTTTTTAGGGCATATATTTTGTTGCTGTAATAAACTACTTGGTTAAATGTGTACGTTCCCGCAGACACCCAGTCTGCAGGGGTTGGAAATACATCCAATGTTGTGATAGCAGATGAAGCGTAGTACACGTATAAGGTCGCGCCTGTTGGGCCTGTAGTGCCTGCGGGGCCTACAGCTCCGCCAGGTCCTGAAGGACCTGCACTACCTTGAGAGCCTGCAGGACCGTTAGGGCCTAGTAAGCCTTGAACACCTGTAGGGCCTGCGTTACCTGTAACACCCTGTGAGCCAGCTGGGCCTAAACTTCCCTGTACGCCTGATGGGCCGCTTGAGCCTTGAGGGCCCGCACCACCTGTTGGGCCTAGGCCGCCTTGTACACCTGATGGGCCTGAAAGTCCTTGAGTACCTGTACCACCTGTTGGGCCTGCTCCACCTTGAGTACCTATAGGACCTGTGTTACCAACTGGGCCAGTTGGGCCTGTTGGGCCCAATGTACCTTGAACACCTATAGGTCCGGTGTTACCAGGGCCACCCTGTACACCTGCAGTACCTAAGTTACCCTGAGTACCTGTAGGACCTCTAGTACCTTGAGAACCCGCTGGTCCTGTAGTACCTAAAGCACCCTGTGTTCCAGTAGGGCCGCCCGTACCTTGAGGGCCGGCTCCGCCTGTTGGGCCTAAACTACCCTGTGTTCCAATAGGACCGCCTAGGCCTTGAGGGCCAGCTCCGCCTGTTGGGCCTAAGCCGCCCTGCACACCTAGAGGGCCTGTTAAGCCTTGAGGGCCCCCAGCGCCTGTTGGGCCTAAGCCGCCTTGAACACCTAGAGGGCCTGTTAAGCCTTGAGGGCCCTGGCCTCCTGTCGGGCCAAGAACACCCTGTGTTCCAATAGGGCCTGTTAAGCCTTGCGCGCCTGGTCCACCTGTTGGGCCTAAGACACCTTGTACACCTATAGGGCCGTTAGTACCTTGAGGACCTGCTCCGCCAGTAGGGCCTAAAACGCCTTGAGGGCCCGATGGGCCGTTAGGGCCTAGGACACCTTGCACACCTAGGGTACCTTGAGGGCCTCCAGTACCTTGCGCACCGTCAATAATAACTGGAATGTTCTCGTAGTCTAGTAGAGTAGTTACCCCACCAGCTAGGTATAGTTCAGCTTTGATGAACTTTATATTAGCTACAGACGGCGTATATACTTTAGAAGATTCGTTACCAGAGCTAGTATAATCTAGCGTGTAGTCTATACCGTTAGTGCTGTAGTATATCTTAAAGCGCCCTGCATACGCAGAAGGCACATCAGCTCCTGTAGTAAAGAAAGACTCGTATGTAATAGTTGCTGGTGTATAAGTAGTTAGGTTATACTTTACAGCTCCAACACTAGGAATAACTTGGTAGACCGTACCAACGCCACCCTCGCCAGCGCGCACACGAATAACAGTAAACGTAGCTATACGATCAGCATAACCAGTTCTGGATGCTGTGAACTCTACTGTTGCAACGTCTGAAGTAATAGATGTAACTGTGTAAAGTTTGTGTGGACCAGGGTTAGTTAAGGTACCAGTTATGCCAGCGCCTTCACTTTTTGTAATAGTCCATAGAGATGTAACGTCTGTGGCACCAGAGAAAACACTAAGCTGTGTATTAGCCCCTGTATAGTCGACGGTAGTACCAGCAAAGTCAGAAGGGCAGCCGTGTACTTGGTTACTTAAATCAAAAGCCACACTCTCAAGAACTAGTACCCATGCTCCGGTATCCCAGATATACATGTTACCATCTGTAGAATCGATTACAGTTTCGCCTTCGTATAGGCCATCTTCAGCAGTAGTATCGATTAAACGAGTTCCACTTACACCTGGAATTGTTTGAACCCAAGCGGTACCGTTCCACATAAACATGCGGCTATCAGTAGTTCTGAACCACTGCATACCAGTTGTTGGGGCTCCAGGAGCTGTCGCACTAACAATAACCTCACTAGCGCTACCGCCAGAAGCTACCCACGTAGTGCCGCTCCAAATGTATAAGTCTCCAGAACCGGAATCGATTCGAGATTCGCCTGGGAATGTACCAGCTACTAACAGAGACCCTGTTGGTATTGTGTTGTACGCTGTGAAGTATCTTTCGATAGTGTAATAAGTTACTGTGCCAGTGCCCAGCGTGGGTGTAGCTGTGCCGGTACCAGTACCAGCTCCAGTGGCTGTAAATGCCACGCCAATAGTGTTAGCAGATGCGCCAATTGCCATAAAATCTGTAGAGCCTACAGAAGCAATAGTGTATCGTTTACCAGAAACAAAAGCTCCAGCTGTTACCGCAGCGGGGGCTGCAGCTGTGAATTCGACTCCGATAGTGTTAGCAGAAGCTCCAAAAGCTGTGTAGTCTGTGGTGCCTGTAGTTAATATTTGGTAAGTAGCTCCAGTCACTATAGCTGTAGCGTTAGCACTAATAACCGAGATAAGACCAATTATTGTATCTTCTACAACATTAGGGTAGTACGAAGGATATACAATACCTATAGCTGCGGCTACTCCGGTAGTCCCGCCACCTACTCCAGTTGCGACAAATTCAACACCAATTGTGTTACCACTTGCACCGATTGCAGTAAAGCTAGTATCTCCTACGGTTACAATCCTGTAGCGTTGACCTACTACAAAATTACCTGTAGTGGTATTCACTTCAGATACAACTCTATCTACAGTTATAGCTCTCTCTGAAACATAGCTATTTATATTACACCAAATACCATTAATCTTTATAGGCTGCCCTACTTGGGACCCAACCTCTGAAAAATCAGACACAACTGTACCAGTACCGCTACCTGCTCCAGTAGCTGTAAAATACTGTTCATAAGCTGTACCAGTACCGCTTCCAGCACCTAGTGCTGTGAATATAACACCTACAGTGTTGGCAGAAGCGCCTATTAGTGTATAGTCTGTTGTACCAACAGTTAAGATAATATACTGTCTACCAATTTCAAAGCCATTTGATGCAGATGTTGTGATAGCCCCAATGGAAGCATAAGTTGCTGCGGTATCCCCTAAAGTTAATATCTTATAGCGTCTACCTGTAGTAACTGAAGAGACTGCAACAGTAGTGCCTGGTACACTCACAGTATTGCCACGAACAGTAGCATTATCCGCTAAGGTTCTTGTGGCGTCTGGAGGGGTTACTGAAGTAATATCTCTGAGATAATCTACAGATCCATCAACTACAGTTTGAAATAGTCTAAAACCGTAAGTTACATCGTAAGCTAAATAAGCTGATGAACCTGGGGTAATATTTGAAATAGTTAACTCTGTAAAAGGAGTTGGCATTAAATTCCTCCTGAGACGGTCTTCTTGGCCCCAGATGCACCATTAAAGACATAATCGTCTGGTGCTACAATTTTTTTACCGTTTAAGGTGGGTGAAGTACTGAAGTGGCCGCCTCTTGGAACGCCAAGCTGATTAATAGTGCCCGGCACTCCTGTAGTAATTATAGCTGCTAGTATAGTAGCGTAAACCGGGGTGCTTGCGGCTCCTGTTAATCCTACGGCTTGAATATCAAACTCATAGTTACCCTCGTTTACGTTTTCAAGGATATACTGGGTTGCAGTTTTAGGTAGCTTAACAGTAGATTTACCGGAAGGGCCTATTATATTTAATCTATACTCTTTTAAATTATTGTAAAGAGATGTGGTTGAATTAACGGCGTCATTCATAGGTGGCGTCCACCTCAAGACTATATCTAACCCAATGACGGAGCTAACACTATCTTGTGTAGAAGCACCAGAAATTTTTGGACTTAAAGAAGCGGTAAAGTTCGTAATCACTGGCACTATCTCATTAAAGTCTATAGTGCCAGTATCTTCGGATAAATAGAGTTCATCTAATTCATCAAATTTCTGGTTGTAGTGTTCTGTAGCACTAATAGCGTATGTGCCAGGCGATTCTTCAGCTATACCTAATACTCTATATAGTTTAGAGCTACCTTCAACTGTTGCATTATTTAAAGTATTTGATAGAGCCCATATAAAGTCCACCTCAGGTGCTGCAGAAAAGCTAGGAGAAACTGTAAGAGTATTGATACCACTTCCTGAAGATGTAGTAACAACTCTATTTTCTAAGTGGCTATCCGGTACCCAGAAAACCTTTACCTCATTACCAGAATCATCAACTAAAGTTGCTGCTTCTACTTCTGTGTCGACTCCTGCAATAATATCACCTTCAACATAGGGAACCGTGGATATAGTAGCAGCAGGTTGAGCTAAATAAGCCGCGGACCCAGGTACGAGAACATGTAAAGTATATGTTCCAGCACCTAAGTTAACAGCCTTATCTAGTACTATTGAACTTGTAGTAGATGATATAATACGTCCAGAGTTTCTTATTCTATACCTGTCAGCGTCTTGGACTCTAATAATACTGCCCGGGCGCAGAAACCCTGCGTTTTCTCCAGTCTTAAATACTAGAATTTCTCTGTTTAGTTTGCTTGTTAATAGTTTCCACTTAGCGTATCTAATAGCTTGCCCGCGAGAAGTCGCTCCAAAAGCGACAACATCTTCTGAGTAAACACGATTCTTATGGATCATGTCCTCTACGTCATCTACAAGCTCAATGGTTTGTGTGTACAAATTCTTTCTATCGTTAAATGTAACAGCTATTTGATTAGGTCGCGTTTTATTGCCAGTACCTTCATAGCTGAATGTACCGCCTATAATATTGCTTTTTGTAAAAGTGTACATTGGCTCGCCGGGTCTATCGGCTTCAAGCACCAGCTGTCCGTCCATCCAATAAGGTATAGAAAACATTATGGAACAAAAATCTTTAATTATTTTGTAAGCTTCGGTAGCTTGCGTAAGGTACACTCCGCACGTAAAGCGAGGCTCTAATCCTCCCTCCCCATCAGGCACAAGTTCGTCACACCTTCTAGCTAGCGAGTAGAAAGAGTACCTATTTATTTGATCCGCAGATAGCCAGTTCCCTAGCCCAAATCTATTTTCTAGCAATAGTGTTCTAAGTACCCATACAGGGTTATCGCAGTATGCTGTTCTAAATAACCCGTCCCAAGGCTGATATGTTGATTCCTGCGTGCCATTAGTGACGTGCCTTTTGTAGTTAGCGACGCCATCATTAGACTCTCTTCTAGTCATATAGTTTGTAGGTACTTCACATCTTATACCATAACAATGGTACATACGTTCTGGTATAGTACCCTCAAATTCTTGACTATCAAACATAACAGCTGCATAAGCTGAGTGTGGGTATGATAGTCTATCTTCTATAAATCCTTGTACTGACTTGACAGTAGTTCCATTACTATAATCGTAAGATCCCATTTTATAGTTTACTGGAGTTACTCTTCGTATACGAATTCTAAATTGATCAAATGGTTTATACTGGTCTATATTAAAAGAAAACTCATGGTCTGAACTTTCTTGGTCTCTACCGTATATATCCCCACTAGAATAAAACCCTAATGGTGACTGTTTTCCATTCCACACCCAAGCATAAGAAGAGGCTAACTGAGCAGCTGTTGGCCCAAAAACCTGCTGGGTGGCCCAGGCTCCTGAGCCGGATTTGTAATCAAAAAATACTAATATAGTTATCCCTGCGTCCCCCTTTTCTTGGTTAGTACGCTTGACAGAGCTTAAACTACTTGTATTTATTGTTAAAAGAATTCGGTCGCAAGTAACTGGAAGATTGGCGTCAGAAACTACAGTTATTTCTCCACCTGATGTAGCGTATTCTACAGCGGTTTTATCTTTTCCAAATATTAGTTTTTGCCCATAAAAATCCGTGTACTGCTTTAATTCAGTACCTACTGTTTTGCCAAAGCTAGCATTAGAGAAACCGCCTATGTTAACTACAGGGTCCTGATGCATAGTACCTGTGCGAAAATTTACTTTTACAAACTTATAATTAAGAGCCGATGCATCAGGCTGTCCTAATTCTATACCGGCTGCGCCAATATCAGTGTAAAAAGTGCCGCTTATAGGAGCTACAGCACTATTGAGTAATGTAACCCCCGACGCTGTTATCTTACCGTAAGCAAAAAAGTCAAAAGTTATAGCAGCACCTGATACCGCTGTAGTTATTGCGGGAGATACAGTAGCGCTAGTAGAACTTGCTCTTTCTACAATTTCTCCTACATAATCACTACCTGCGGGGCCTGCCCCAGCGATACGTACTTTTTGAAATAGGCCCCCATCTCCAAGAGTTTCAGAGGCTATCATAGCAACATCAAAAAAAGCTCCAGCAGTATTTACGGTAGTGCTGCCTGCAGAAGCGGTTGCACTTCCGGCAGCTTTATAGCCTTTTTGAATTCGTATTGGTCTTATATTGTTTAATGTGTATAAACCACCGTCATCAAGAACTATGTCTGCAGAGCTGGCAGTAGTAGTAGCGGAAAAAGTTCTATTCGCTACTATATGCTGCTTATCTGAATTAACTATAGGAGTCTTATTTAAATAGATAGAAGAGAGCCCATTTACGAGCTCTATCTCCCCCTCAGAAATAAGGTCATATATTATTAATGTGTTTCTTTTAAAGGTCATATAAATTTCTCTTACGGAGCATTCATTACAAAATCGTCCGTGCCTAGCATTTTTATACCCGAATTTTGATCATCTACAGCATTCTGTATAGTAACTGTGGGAGCCGTAGGGGCCGAGTTTACAGTGATTTGTGTTGGTCCTGTGTACTTTCCGCCACGAAACACCGCGCCAGGGGGTGGGGTAGGCTGGTTGTATCTATTGCCTCCTGTAACGCCCTCATCTGGCACCGGCTCCTCTATATATGTCGCCTCGCTAGCCCAAAAACCGCCTATAGACCCAGAGGAAATAACTATACCGCCGACCATCATTTCTCCGCAAAGAACTGGCACGGGTTTGCCCGATACTACTGTATTTTCTGGCCCGTTGAACAGGTAATTAGTATCGTTATCGTCAACTGAAGGATCAGGAGCTAATAACTGCTGAATACCTATTACAGCTAAGTTAACTGCCAAGCCAAGAGCTACTGACTCAATAAAACTTACTGTGGTTAAACCACCTAAAGTACCACCAGTTCCTATACCAGGAATTAAATAAGGAGCAAATATTAATAGAGTAACTATTACTATAGCGGCTAATATTTTTGCAGAACCGGATTTACTACCAGTTGGTATAGGGGTTATAACTATAGTACCTTTTCCGATTGGGTGAAGATACTCTTCTTGCTCTTGCATTATATATTCGCCTGTTTGTATGGACATATCTCCGCCGGCGTTATAAAAGTCTATGAGATCTTTTCTGCTTTCAGGATAATTAGCCTCTATACACGCAAAAATATCTTTATATTCAGTAGCTACTATATTCCATTTACGACCATACTTTTCACCTAGAAAGCCTTCTAAAATCACTTCCTTTGTATCTGTAGATGCCATGTATATTCTCCGCCCACAAAGGGTACATATTCTCTCGGCATGAAAGCCTATTTACTGCGTGATGATATATAATATCATCGTCTAAATATACCGCTATATGGTTAGGAACATCTCCATGCACCGTTAGGGCTAAAATATCTCCGTACATTAGATCTTTAACTTGCTTTACTGGCCAATCAAAGATCTCATTTGATATATAATTATAACCATGTTCCCACCAATTGTCAAGCCATTTTCTTCTAGGTGGCATGACCACGTTATGAGTTAGGAACCAGTCTCTAACTGCTTCGAAACAATCCTGTTCTCCAAACATGTACTCCCTACCTATAAGCTTATTATAGTTTTTATGGTAATAAGTATCAAATGAATCGGTTTCTAAATAGTAAATAATATACGGTATTCTTAAGGAGTTACACGCATCAATATCGTGTTCGCTAGGAGTATTGCCAGAAGTGTGTGAGTGCACGATAAACTCAATATCCCCCTGCATAGATAATCTTGTAAATTCTAGTGGGTCTATAACAAAAGAATCTAGCTCTTTACTTATATTAGTACAGGGGTAATATTTACGCTTACCCTTTTTTATAAGAACGACCCCGCAGCATTCCTGCGGGGCCACACTTATAGCATGTTCTTTAACCTGAGAAGCCATATCTTCTGGAAGCTGGAAATCCACCATATTGTAGAACCTTTGTTTTATCTTCTGTTGTACTTACTGTAACACCTGTGGTATTTGTTACTTGTTGGGAAGCATATCTTGCTGCACAGCTGCTTAATTTTTTACCGCAGGTATCTGCACGCTTCCAATATTTAGATCCTACGGCAGGAGTTTGACCTGGACTGCCGTGGCTTCTAATGCATACCCATACTGTGCCCGCGTGCAATACTACATCATTATATAAGTCTCCAGCTGTAGTAGTTCTATACGTTGTAGAGGCATTATACGCAGAGTAGGGTCTTATTCTTCGAACCGCTGTAGATAGATTTGCAGTACCTGCCTGCCAATAATCAAAAGCCTTAACTCCACTAGCTGCCTCTGTTGTTCCATTCTCATTTACAAAATCATAAGCTTTTGCAGTTTTAAAGAACCCATGCTCTCCTCCCGCAGTAGTAGTAGGGATTGAAGATAGAGTGTGCACAGCAGTGCTTGCAAATAGGTTATTTCTATTATCGAAATATGCTGTTACACCATTGTTATCTGCAGCTAATTTCCAAGTACAAGCACCTACACGACTAGTAAAAGGAGAGTCTGACGCAGCCCCTTGGTACGCCCAGCAGCATGTATTAGGTAGTATAATTCTGGCTGGTAGCATAACTCCAGATACGTCAAATGGGCTAGAAAGCTCGAAGGTAACTGTGCTAGAGTTTAGGGATGACATTCTGTCGATAATGTAAGACTGGGTCGGGTATTCCGTTGGGGCTGCTGGCGCACCGTGAGCTGTGCCCCCAGCATTATCAAGATGTATAGCTAATGTCTTTCTTCTTATTATCTTTAAGCCTATAAGATCATCGTTGTCAAATTCATCTAGCGCATCCGAAAAAGTAGTTAAAATATTTACAAATGTAATAGCTGGTCTAGCGTACGTTCCTTCAGATTTTTGTTCCCATCCCGTGAACTCGATTGGTAGAGAGCTGTAAAGCCTATTAGTAAAGGAAGGCCCCTCCTTGTCTCGCATATATACATTAGTCTCATACGTGGTAAAGTACAGCCACCCGTCAGGCGTCTGTAGCTGATATAATTCTACGTAGTCTGAAGTGACTCTCTGTTTATTAAGCTCTAAAATCATATGCGTACCAGTTTCCCGCTTGCGCTTATGGCGCCAAACTTGCTACTATCAAGGCTAGTGGCCCAGCTTGTGATTAAAATTTTCTTTACTATAGTTCTTACGGTACCAGAACCCCCAGTAGTGGTTACACCATTATAGTAAAAAGATGTTCCTACGGCACCTGACGCGGCCCCTATAGCTGTCCAGTTAATACCACCAGCAGTGAGTATTCTATATCTTTGTCTTATGTTGAGCCCATTGGTACCAGCTACGTTAGCAGTAACTGTTCCTGTGCCAGGAAAAATTAGATCTATAGGAGTGGTTCCTTTAAGCGAATTAAAATAGCCGTCTAAAGCTATAACATTAGCCATAGTAAGATTTATAATGTTAAAAGATACTGTCTCTCTTACCGCGTTTGCCCCATCTGCCCTAGCTTGTTCTAGTGGGAAGTCCGCCGCTGATTTCTCCAACATAGCTACTTGTTTGGCCACGCTAGGGTTTATATCTATCGTAAATTCGGTAGGTGTGGCAAAGAAGCCTCCTGTAGTAGGAGCTATAAATGTTATCATCTTACTACCTCTTTGAAGCTCCCTTGCACACTATATACATCAGCTGATCTAAATACTTTACTCCATTGCAGAACTACTACAGTAGCTGCTACATCTAATATTCTAAAATTATTAATGGGCTCACCTTCTAGGTAAGAAAAGTAATCGTCTATTAAATCTGCGTCAGCTTGAGACCTGTTTGATATAGACGCAGAAAAAGACCGCCTACGACTACCTAGGGGTATAGTTAGGCTGTAATCTTCTCCAAAAATAACTTCCCTAATTGCTGGGTTATTTTGAAATTGTATACCATTATCCAAATAAACGTCGGTATCGGCAACAGGGTTGCCGGTACCTAAAACGTTTGCTGGTATTGTAAAGTATATCATTAAGCAGCTCCGTATCTACTTAAGATACCTCCTGGGGCTTTTTGAGCAAGCAGTTCTTTTTGAACCGCGGACGCAATAGCCGCCCCTAGATTATTCATGTCTGGTCCTTTGGAATCTGTCTTAGTTTCTCCACCTTGACCCATATGCACGTTAACTTGCACATTATTGCTAGATGTGTTGTTGCCATGCATTTGAACTGGTATTGCCCTGCCATTGGGCAGAGGAACCACAGCTTCGTTATAGCGACCTTCGCCTACTAAGTAAGTTGGTTTGTTTATAACTCCTTGCGGCCCACCAGCTGCTCTATTCATTATTCCACCATTAGCCATAGGCAAAATACCACCAGCTGCAACCGGGAACTGGCCCGGGTAAGCTAGCTGAGAAACATCGGCTCCAGGTGTAGCCATACCTCCCGTAGCTGAACCAAATAGTTGACTTAATCCTCGTAAGATAATTATACGAGCAATCATTTGGCCAATATCACCTATTATGGACGCAGCCATTTTCTTAAAGGCTTCTTTAGATGATATTGTTCCGTCAACAAGATCTTGCAAGAATGTGGTAGTATGATTACCTAAAGACTCCATAGACTTATCTAATAGTTGAGTTTCTGCAGTCATTAGTTCAGTAGCCGTAGCCGCGGCAAGGATTTGAGTCGAGCTCATGCCTATTGTTCTAGGGTCTTTTGACATTTGTTGCGCTGTATTAGCAACCCCTCTGTCAAATAATCCTACTAGGTTTCCCGCTAGTCCTAGGCGTTCGTAGGCTAACTTCATCTCATTGATATTAGTTTCGAACTCGATTAAGAAGTCCTGTAATGGACTTAGCACGGCTGCAGCAGCGTTTCTTGCAGCGTTTACTGTAGCGTCTGCTTGATTTAATCTAGCCTGGTTATTTAGTGCTGTACCAAATATGATTGAATTCATATTTTTTTCAGCATCAGCGCGTAGTTTTACAGCATCTGCAGCTATAGAGGCAGTTCCGGCCGTTGGGTTGTCTCTGGCTTGTTTTTGCGCCTCACTTACAGCATTATCTAACTCTAGTAATCTTATACGATTATCTAGTTTTAAACCCTCCATTTTTATCTTGAGTTCTTGCTCTAGAAAGTTCTTGTCTGCTATTGCATTATCAATAGCCATTTGGGCCGCACTTACTTTTAGCTGATACTCTTCTTGTGGGCCAAATTTGGTTCTATTGGCTATAGCTGAGTTTCTAAGACCGAACTCTAGTTGGTTATATTCTAACTGTCTTTGGCTTTTAGCTAAATCAGCAGCTTCTTTTTTAAGTGCAAGAACTTTTTGAGAAAAAGATAAAGCTTCTTTTTCTACAGAAACACCCTTAAATAGTAGTCTAGCTTTTTCTCTTGCTGCCTCTATAGCTTGTGCCTGCGCAGCTAGATCTAACCCTGCATTATCAATGGTCTTTCCTGCTATATCTTGCAGAATGCGTGCAGTTTGTAGAGCTGCTTTATATTGATTATAATATAAAGTATATAGGTCTCTTTGCTCTTGGGGCAGACCAATACTGCCAGGTAATTGAATTTTAGAATTAGCTTCGCCTGTTTGACCAACCGCTATACCAAAATCCATTTGCTGTAAGGCTTCTTCGCCAAATAATCTTTGTATAACTATTCTTTGGCCAGCTTGTTCATACTTAAATTTTGCTTCAGCTGCGTCCGCTTCTAGCTTAATAATTTCCATTCTAAGAGCATGAGTTTTTAGCGCATACTCGTAAGACTTTTGAGCAGCGTCTATTTCTTTTAGTGCAGCATATTCTGGTCCAAAATCAGAAGTTCCATTTTTTCGCATCATACTCATCTCAGTAGCTACTCTAGACATTGCGTCTCTAGTTTTCATTGCTGATACTTGTAATTCTGCAAATTGTAGTTTTGTTTTAACTAGCTGTAAATTAGTTATAGCTAAAACAGCATTCATATTTTTTAAGTTAAGTAACATTACCGTAGAAGGAGGTACAGCGTTAAATAGTTCTTCTTTTAGTTTACTCATTCTAGACACACTTGCGTCTAGTTTAATTTTTCTATCTTCTTCGCTTAAGTTAATATCTTTTAATATGCGATCTTGTACCGAACTCTCTTCTGTATATCTAGTTTGAATGTCTAGTACCTGACTTAGATTACCTTTTAGAATACCCAGTTCTTGGGCTAATTCCGGAGTATTAAATAGTTCTCCAGCAAAAGCTTTCTCAGCAATTCCTGCATCTGCCCCTAAATCTTTTAAGGCTTTAGCAGATAATCTAAAACCGCTTTCAATTGAAGAGGCGCTATCTGCAATTCTTTTATAAGGAGTATCGAATGCATCAGGTAGTCTTAGTTTTGTTATTTCATCGTTAGCACCTTTAGCTGCTACGCCAATATCTTTAAATACATTAACACTAAAGCCTCCTACAGTGTTAAATCTCTCCGCAAGTTCCGCTCTTTTTTCATAAAGCTTACCTTGGTCTGTCTCTGTATTATTTATGTTTGTTAATTCCGTATTAAACCTATCAAGCGCTTTAGGGTCTAGAGCTTGTAATAATTGAGCAGTAGATTCAACAAAAGCTTCAGATTCTTTAATAGGATAACCAAGCTGTAAAGACTTTAAGTTTACACCTAATTCTTTTAGCCCACCTACTATCATATATTCATCGGTCAAACCTAGGGTATCCATAAGACTTCCCTCATCTTTAGATTTAGACTTACCTGCTAACCTGACTCTATTAAACTCTTGGAAATTGGCTAAAAGCTCCGCCATAGAGTTGGCTGCTGCATCCGCAGCTTTGCCAAACTCGCCAAGGCTTTTCATTTTTTCCATCTCTACAACAGTTTTTTTAGATGTTTCTAATACTGCTTCCAGGTTAGTTCTTGCTTCTTTTAATTTTTTAGTATTACCTAGAAAAGTTTCATCTATCCAAGTCCATACCGCGCCTAAAGCTGCTATAGCCCCCATTATTATGAATATCCAACCCATTGCAGCTTGCAGCCCCTGGAACGCCGTATTTATAACTCCGCCCATGCCTGCAAAGCCTTCAGAAATTCCGTGTATTGTACCACGAACACCATTTAAGTTTTTAGCAAGACCAGTGACACTATTGTTCAGACGCTCTGTTTCAATTCTAGCAGCTTCTACTCCCGCTCCTAGAGCTATACCAAAGTCTCGACCTATAGCGTCTTTTGTGGCTTTGAACACGCCAAGGCCCCCGCCCGCAACAAAGAGGTCGTTTTGAAACTGCTTAGCACTATCTTGAAGCATACGCTTTCTGGTTTGATCAATATTAATTGCATTTGATACTTTTTCAAAACCAGCTGCAGCGCTTTCTATTCTTAGACCATTTACTTTTAAATCCGCATTTACAGCTTTAATAGCTTGTAAGTCATTAAGCATATCTTGATAGTTTTGTGATGTTTTATCGGTAGTATGTAATATTTGCGTCTCAAGAGCGTTCTGCTCTTCAGTAAGTTTTTTAATCATAGTCTTAGTATTAACAAGACCAAAATCTTGAGTATTTAGCCCTGCTTTTACAAGGTATCGATCCGCTGTCGCACCATCGGCGTGGGAGTAGTTTGCACTTTCAGATATTTCACCAAAAAACCCAGCAGCTGTTGCTTTAGCCTGTTTAGATTTTTCCCCAACACGCTGTAATTCAGTTCCCATTCGGGCTAAGTGTTTATTGAAGTCTGGGATAAGTTTTCCACCAGCTGTACTCAATACACCCATTAAAGGTATAAGACCCAGCGCAGGAACATTAATAAGAAGTTCAACTAGAGGAGTAAGAAACTTGTTTAGACCTGCTATAGCCCCAGTACCAAGGTCTCGTATAGAGGCAGAAAGCTTATCATACATAGAAGTATCTACTGTGTCAGCAATGTCTCCAAACTTCTTTTCACCCTCAGCAAGCACAGCGTTTAAAAAGGCTTGGTTCTTTTGAGTAAGTGTAAGAGAGGACGCCGTTAGTTTATTTTGGAGAGCGTATCTTCTAGTAGCTTCGTCAATACGAGTCATGATACCAAGTTCGTCCAGCAATTCTGGTTCTAACTTGATAGTACCTCTTGTAAGACGGTCCATAGAGTCAGACATGTCGCGCCCTAAAGCCACGGAGGCGCCTTTAGCTACGCGAGTTAAGCGTTCTATTTCATCACTACTAAAACCTGCCGCTGTTGCGGAGGCAACTGATTTCATTGTCTCAACAGTAGAAAGAGCATAGCCAGAGAGCTCTTGCATCTTTCTAGCAGTAATAGACAGAGTAGTACCGGCTCTAGCTCCTACTTCTTCTAGACCTTTCTTTAACTGCTCAAATTTGGCAGCGTCAGAAAGAGCCTTGAAAGCAGCAGTTAGAGCGAAGACGTTAGCCGCAAGAGTGGCGTAAGCAGCCACAAGACCAGAGGATTCTCCGCTAGCTTGCGCCAAACCAGAGAAATTTCTACCCGCAGCGCCTCTGTTCCCAGCAGCGCCTCTTTTACCTCTATTAGTTTGAGGATCATCACCGTCACCATCACCTCCTAAGGAACCTACACCAGAACGACGCAGCCCAGCATTCCCTGTCCTAGACATGGCTTTTTGCGCGCGCTCAGCATTATTAGCAATAGTGGCTGTATCTTTAGCTATTGCTTGAGTACCGGTAGCTGTCATATTCAGCTTCATGGTAGCGGAGAGATTCATCATATTATTTGTTTTTCATCTTATCAAACTCTTTCTTCATAGCTTCTTGAGACTTCGTTATATTGAAAGTATCTATTACATTTAGATACTCTAACAATAAATCTGCATCTATTATGCCATGATGAGCGATAAGTATTGGCAAAACGGTGAAGTCTTTGCCTGTAAAACCTACGTCGCCGTACACACGATTGCCTAGCCTGCCATAAATATTTAAGGCAAGCTGGGCATCGTGCATTAGGTCTTCATAACCTACTGGAATTTTATCAGGGTCTGGATCCAGACCCCTTTCTGCCATTAGCATTAGATAACGTTTCTTGTCTATCTTACTATTGCCAGACTTTAAATACTTCTCTAGAAGTTCTAGTCCTTCGTCTCTAAGATTTTGTGCGAAAGGAGTCTAGATCAAAGATTGCCTCATTTAACCAAGTATCAAAAATAGGAGAATTCTGTACTAGTTGTAGAGCATCTTCTGGTGTGAACTCAAATAGTTCATCGTCGGGTGTACCTTGGGGTACTTCAATTGGTAGCATTTTTAAAGCGTGACCTACTGTAAAACCCTTCCAATCTAGAATGGCGGATTTAACAAGTACTTTGGTAAAGGCTTCGCTATCTACTTCGTCTTCCATAGCACGCGTTCTTTTGTTTAGTACTTGGCGTGTAACACTTTTACGAATTCTTTCAAGTTCCGGTCTAGACAGATAAGATAGTTTTACCTCAAATCCAGGGAAGCCTTCTACTTGAATCCAGGCCTCTAGTCTATCTTTCATTAGTGAATGTAGTTTACTCAATTTGTATTCTCCTTCTTTTCATAAAAATATAGGTGGACAGTTTTATCCATCCACCCATTATAAGTGAGTTCTTGACTATTGTCAAGAAAAATTTTTCTCGTTAGAGTGATGCTCCAACATACTTTAGTGTAGCTTCGTCAGATAGAGATATCGTAGATGGCAATCCGTGGAAAGCGATATCTACAGAAATAATATCATCTGATTGCACTTTAGGAATTTCAAGGTGAGCCGTTGGTAGGTTGATGTGGAACCTTGGTGTGTTTCCTGTACCTCCAATAATGAACGTTAGTGCAAATGAGTTCGTTACTGTTGTTAGGTCAGCTAGAGCGTCAGCTAGTAGCTGTCCTGATGTATCTGCTAGGTCCGCATCTTCCTCAATGTAAGCCGTGAAGTTACCTGTGATAGACTTGTTGCCAGCGATGTGGCCGATAGGACGGTTTACAATACCTAGAGTTTCTGGCGTTAGGAACGTAGCATTGTTTGAGAATGAAATCGATCCACCAGTTAGGGTGATTGTGTATGCGCCTGCTGTACCTGGAGCCGTGTTATCCGCAGCACCTGGGTAAGCTGTTACGTTAGACGCTAGCATTGTTAGTGATGTTAGCTTGTTACGAATGAAGTTGCTTGTTGCAGTTACGCCTTGCGTGATAGCAGTACGGGCATCAAAGTCTGTCTCCTTAGAGATAACTGTGCCCTGGCCAGACCACTCGACCATAGCGATACCATCAACATCGAAGTTAACGGTAGCTTGGTTAATGATACAGCTTGCAATCTTGTAAACAAGAACTTCCTCTAGTGCAGCGTCATCATAGTCTCTATCCGCATCATAGGCAGCGCCTAGGATGAAGTATAGGTCGAATTCGCCTAAGCTGATATTGTTACCGCCCGTGAATTGAATATCAAGGTCAGTAGAGTTAGGTGATTCGAAGTTTAGGAACGTGTATGACGTAGGTGTGTATGTTCCTAGGCCAACGAATTGAGCCCATAGAACTTCTTCTACAGCGTGCACGTTTGCAGCAGCGTCCGCGATAGATGCGGGGACTACTGTGCCTGTACCTATGCCCACACCATTGGCTACAAAGTACGTACCCGCGTTGCTATTTGCTGCAGAAACTGCAGTAAAATCAGTGGTACCAGGCACTAAAATTTTATAACCTGTGTTAGCAACCATAGCTGTAGCAGCAATAGAGGATTGAACTGGTGACTTGAACGGTCTGATATAAGTTGAGAAGCTCCAATCGGCTGGGGCTAGAGCATCATTAAATACTCGACGTCCTCTGCGTGAAACTCCAGCAGCTGTAGCCATTTCTTTTAGAACAACTTCTGAGGTAGTATTTCCTTGTGAGAAAGAGAACCCAGACATAACTGGGATTTCCCAGATGGCTGTGCCTTTCTTAAGGAATACTTTAGTATCTCTTTTTAAAAACATTATTTATTTTCCTTATGACCAAGCTTTCGCTTAGTAATGGACCCTTATATTCATTTCTCCGACAGACATTGGGTCCAATGTGCCTTCGTCTGAAGATAACGCTAGTATAGTTATATCGTGGGTATACTGAATATTCCCGTCTCTATCTGTATACGCTAATCTACCGTTATCTTCTATCAGAGTCTCTATATCTTCTAGTAATGCCTCGCACTTCTCAAGAGGATCTTCCTCCTTTATAAAAAGCATTATTCGCACGTCTAAGTACCTATCCCTGTACCCGCCGGTTTGATAGTCTCTAGTTTCTTGGCCTGCAGTAATACAAACCGCTGGGTAGTCAGCGACTTCATCAAAATACTTTAATGTAGGATAGACATTAGAATTAAGATCACATCTAAAAAAATCTCTACCGTCTATAGTTTTTACTAAATTTACCAGTGCTGCCACTATGGCATATCTTCTGGATGAGTAGGTTCTGGACTCCGTCATATAAATTATCTTTCCAGTATCTTTACTCCAGGCTTAAAAACCCCGGGAAATTTCTTATCCATTGATACTCTTATAGCTTGTCGTATAATACTACCTGGGTCCCTGTTTGGGTTAGAGTTCCAAGGTGGCGCTCCATGCCTAGTAGAGAAAACTCTATAAGGGTCAGGTTTATAAGTAAATCCTACTGTACTAGGTAACAGTGCGTCAGTTACTTTGGCAGAACCTGCGAACGTTCCAGTTCTATTTACCAGACCGGGGCTACCCATTGCATCTATGACTTCTTCTCTCAAGGTATCATTTAAAGCAGCTATAATTGATACGGATGTAAAATTACCCGAAGCTTTAGGACTATAAGGGTTATTTAGTCTTCTGAGTTTTCTTCTTTTTCGGTGTAACTTAGTTTCCTGGGTTACCATGGACTTTGCATTTGTTTGTATATTTCTAAAACTCTCTAAAACTTCTCTTTTTTCCCTGTCTTGTAATAAAGCTACTTTATTTAAGTCTACTAAATACCTCGGTTTGCTTATATTATGCTTTAAAAACACTCTTTTAGTTACTTTTCTTTTGTCTAATAAAGTAGCTATTAATTTTTTCTTATCACTAGGCTTCATAAGGGGAGAAAGCATCTCTATTAATTGAGCAGCGACAAACTCACTAAACATAGAGGGAGACTCTGTCGTGTATGCTTTAACCTCGCTAACTAGTAATAATATAAAAGCGGAAAAACTTTTGGAAGCGTCAGAAATTTTACTACTTTGATAAGCTCCTTTTAATTGGTTAAACCTACCATATTCAGCATGACTAACTATTCTTGTGTCGTATTTATATAAAGTAGAAGATTTTCTTGAAGTTACTTCCCCAGGAGTTACAGACTCTACAACTTGTATTTCTCTAACACCTAAAGCTCTAGCTAATGTTTCGAATGGTTTTATAAGCTTTTCAGCGTTCATGCCCCCCGAAATAGCTATGTTTTCTAAAGAGTAAGAACCTACTAACTTGTCTATAGCTACGGCGGACTCTTTTTCCTCTAAAAATTTATATGCTTGTGCCAGTACATCCCCGCTAAACTTTTCATTTGTAAAAGGATTTATACCAGAACTTATTATATCTTTTGTAAGTTCTCCTTTGGCGATAAGATTTGCTGCTTGAACTTTGTCTCCAACAGCATGCCCAGCGTTTAATTCTACATAAGCGTTAGGATCTAAGGGGGAAAGATCTTGAGTTTCGTAGCTAACGTAGCTAAACACAAGGCCGCCCTCTTTTTTAACCCACCCTATATTTCCTTTTATAATACAACTTTCTTTGCCAGGGTTATCTATTCTCAAATAATATTTTTTAGCTGGAACACTATACCCAACAGGATCTTTTAAAGAAGCAGGAGTATTAGTGGTAAAATAACTCTCAAATTCTTTTTTAGCTTCTTGCTGTGTTTTAATGGTTATATTTTTTGGAATTATAATGTAACGACCAGGGTCTCCTGGGTTAAACTTTTCTTGCATAGGAGTGCCCATCTCTTTAGGCCTCTCCATAGTAGTATAACCTTCAGAAACTTTTTTAGCTTCTGACTCAACAGCATCAAAAGGTCTTACTTTAGCAGATGTAGTTCCTAGTGCTTTATTTAACCTTTGAGTTGTTTCTGCAAATTTACGTAAAGGTAAGTTACCATCCATATAAGAAAGAAAAGAATCATATAATACCCACATAGGGTCTTTTTTGTACCCCTCTGGATTCTCTTTTTCTGCCGCTAAAGCTAGAGGTGCCACTATATCTTGGAAATAGCTCACGGTGGCTTTAAATGTTCTCTCTTCTGGAACTGCGTTTTTTTGTTGTATATCTTTAATAACTTGTTCTGCTACATCAGCCGTTACTACTACACCATCAGCAACTATTATATAGGTATCGCCTCTAGAAGTAGTTTCGGAGCCACTTAATTGATCCATAATTCTTCTAGCAGCCGCGCCTCTACTACTTGCATTTTTACTTTTTCTATACTGCATTTCGGCGTCTACAATACTTTGTAGCAGTCCTTTTACCTCAATTTCATCAGCCATTACGTATCCCTATAGAAATCCAGTACTCTCTTGATGTGCTCTGGAAAATCGGGTTTGTCGTTATTATACCTTATAGTAAACGACGCATGGTTCTTTTCTGGAAGATACTGCTCTTTTAAATAGTAGGTAACTAGGTCACAAGCGGCCAGCTGTAAATCGCTAGGCACGGCGGAGTACCCGCCCTTGTAAATTACCTTAACTGCGTTAATACCAATAGGAAAGTTATATCTAACTTGATCCTCGATTCGGTATATCGCGTCCATTTCCGCGTCTACTATATACTGATCTGACGTTAAAAGAGTGTAAGCCGTTTGGCTTCCTTCTGTTAATTCTGATACAGAGGTTACGCTTACAATAGGTATCTCTCTTAAAAATATCGCGTTTTGAAACCACTTTAGTGTGTGATACTCAGTCTTATCCACTGAAAAATAACCTGTAAAATCTCTTCCACAATACGTCCTGATAAGTTTAGATACAGCAGGAATAAGCATGTTTAGTTTACCCTCGTCAGTATTACCTGAGATGTTTCTAAATGCTTTATACTGTTGTAGGCTGACTAGTTCTGTCATTTTTATCCTTGACGTACTGAAGATAAGCTTTTATAGCTTCGGTTAGGGCCATATGAGAAAAGCCCAATGATCTGTGGTGAAGAAGGCAGAAAGTATGCCAGGCAACCTCCACGCCTTTTTCATCCACATCCATTGGGCTCTCCAAGCATTGGGCGCCGATTTTACTCGGCGCCCTCATCCATTAGGATGCCTTGTACTTGTACGTTACGCATGAAGTACCAGCAGTGATGATGGAATCC